CCATCAATATCATCTCCTAATTGAAAACCAGCGGTAGTGGTTGTTGTTTCTGTATTAGTCACAGTTGTACTCTCTACAATCGTCACCTTACTATCATCCGTAGTTGCTGTAACTGTTGTTCCTGCATTAGCTGCTATATCTGAATAATCAATCGTATAACCGACCACACCTACCGTATCTGCGGCATCTACGGTATAGGCAGCAGTCCATGAAGTTCCTGAACCACTATACGTCACTGCCCCAGCAACCGATGCACCACCTGATGTGAAAACNACNACTGGCTCATTCATGCTTTCATCAGCGGTAATCGTCAATGTAACCACGTCACTGTCCAGATGACAAGCATAGTTAGTTTTTGTACTATTGTTTGAAGCAATAGAAACTGCTGTCAAAGTAGGAGCTGTCGTATCGCTCATTATATAATATTTCTATACAATAATATATAATATAATATGGTGAATAAAAAATTTTAAAAAGTAGCCAATATTTTATTTCTTAATGAAGAATGAAGTAATCGTTTGTATATTATGCTTTTCATTGTAAATTTGTGACAATGTCTTATCAAACAACAATGTCTTAATCTTCGTCGCACAATATTTCTCTTTTTTCTTCATAAAGGTTTCCATGTCTGGATATTCACTCTCCATCTTCTCCATCTCCTTATGATAATTTTTAATAGCAGCTCTTTTATTTTGCATTTCCCAGATTTTTTCTAAAGCTAAACCGAAGAGTTGTTGCAATGGTTTCATTAATTGATTCGTAATATAATGTGTATAGTCTATCTTCAACTTATTTGCAAGTATAAATTCAGTTGTTTCTATTTTTTCTCCCATTAATGCTTTTGGCTTGTCATTGACAATAAATACAAATTTCATCCTATCGCCTGGTTTCGGTTTATTGCCTGGNTCACGCTGACCAATTCTATCTGCCAATACCCTATGTCCTATTTGCATAGGATTTTTATAATATCCTCTCAANGCTTTCGTAATTGTTAATTTGTCCATGCTCACCTTTCCTTTGATGAGATCATCTAAGGATGTTTGCAAAAACTCTATTGCTCTAGCAATGTCGTTTTCCTTCATCAAAATATTCAATATACCACCATAAACATCCTTTAAATAGTCACAAGAATCGCGTCGTTTCAACGACAATCCCATAAATTTCATGTATCCTTTTTTGGGGTCTTCTTCGTATAACATGCCAACATATCGTTTCTTGGACAACAAAATGAACGGCATTAATGTTTTTTCATATTCCAATTTCATAGGTGGTTTTAAGAATTTTGTACATAGGTCAGCAGCATCTTGTGCAATTTCAATGGTTGTTTCCAATGCTTTATACCCTCTTATTTTTTCACCAGTATGAGGATCTTCTAGATTGAATGTAAAGAATACACTATCAGTATCACCATATACATATTCGGCTTTTGTCCGCACAGGACCATTGGTCTTGCTTTCATATACCATATCTCCATACACTTCTTCAACAATCCTCTGGGCATAAATAATCATCATGCGTCCAGTGGCGGTTGTAGAAGCAGCCACATCTTTCTCGTAAAAGGTGGATGTACGTGACCCACATTGTCCATACAATGAATTGGCTGTTACTTTGTAACCTAACTGGCGTTTATCTAAGATATTTTGCATGAAAGGGTCAGTTTCAGTTTTGATCATTCTACGTGTATCTTTTCTTGCTTTCAACAGTTCCTCCAGAATAGATGGCATGATTCCTTTTTTATTGTCCGGAAATTGTGCCCATCTGCAAACCATTTTTCCTACTTTCGTCTTTTCTGCTTTGGCAGTCGCATTTTTGCGGATATAACGATACGTGTCAAATTCAATATCAATATATTGATAGCCTGGCATATTATCATAAATGAAATTACCGATTTGATCACGCTCGCCAGAAATATGTATAATTTCTCCTTTCAAATTGTATTCTTTTGACCAAACTTTACTATCATGAGAATAATTTTGGCTAATCATAGAAGACGGATACAGTGATGAATAATCCACACATGCAACTGGGTTGTCCATATACATGGAACATTTTGGTGGCAATACAATTGCACCTTCATATCCTTCTGCTTCTTTCGGTTTTTCCACATCCGGCATCAATGTGTCTTTTTCTCTGCATTTTTTGGCAACAAAACTGGTGAGTTTGATTCCTTGACCACGAAATACAAGGAAACTAATTGGCACACTACAAATGCGCGACATCTCTACATATCCAGTTATTACATCAATCTTATTCATTAAATGATGAACCAAGTTGCAATCCTGAATACAATATTTGGCTACAATAGCTCTATCTGCAGATGTGCCACGCGTTAATCTGAAGATGTCTTGTGGCGAAACATCATCTTTTGCCATCCCCCATTTTATAGATTTGCCTGACTCCACATCATGATGTCCGCCAATGATAATTACATTGTATTTGCTTTTTTTTTCTTCTCCATTTTTTACCTCTACTACTTCTCTTCCAAATTCAATGTCTAACACTTTGAACTTCTGTCCATCTTTATAATAATCCGTAGTAAATCCGGTAATTTCAATATGAATAAAATCGCCTTTATGTAATCCCATCAAGTTGTTGCTGCACAGTTCAGTAACATCTCCATATTTGTCATGTTTTACAGAATCTATCTTTTTAACACTATCGCTGATGAATTGACCAGCGACATCATCCAATTTATATGATGACAAATTGAAATCTCTTCTGAAATAGGCATACATATCTATTTGCAATCTGCCGGACATGCGTGCATACCGCAGATCATATTCGCCACTTGCAATTTGCAATTTGGTATGTTCTAAATTTAACTTGCCGGTGCCTCGCTCTTCATTTGCACATAATTCATTTATTTTTCTAGACAACATTAGAAACTCCATTTCACAATGATTTTCTAGTGCTCTACGGAACATGAATTCGTAGTCAAACCCAAATATATTGTAACCAATGATGATGTCTGGATTCTCTTTTTGAATAAGTTCGGTCCATTTTACTAAGAGGTCTCTCTCCTTATCTACGGTTTCAATGACCGCACCTTCAACCTCATCACAAGACCCTACAACCAAGCAATGATTCAAGTAAGGTTCTTTAGACCCATACTTCATGAATGTAGAACCAATAAACGTAACTTCATCGCCCTTTAATCTGGGAAAGGACAACGTTAATACTTCATCAATGATTTTGATTTTGTCATCACGCTCATATTGTTCGCCAAACAAAATATCTGTGACTGTTGTATTATTTTTAATTTTAATTTTCTTTTCATACTTTTTGCCGTATCCGGTACCCTCTACCGAATTATCTATTTGTTCGCCATTTGCTTCTGACGAGCCTTCCACATTATTTTGATGACTTTGTTTCATCGATTCAAACAAACTATCTATTTTAATTAGATCACTATTGTCCTCATCCACCTCTCTTTTTACTTTATCCAATGATTTTTCTAATAAATTATTCACCAACTTATTTACTTTTTCTTTGGAGGGCGGTAATTTGGGATATACCAAATCAATGTCATCAAATTTGCCATATCCGAAAGACGCAAACAACATCTTTTTCAACAATGCTTTCCCTTTATCATCATCTTTATTTAAGAATTGTTGTTGTTTGAGAAATACATCTACAAGTTGTGCGGTAACCCGCTTGTATGTTTTCACCGGAAGAGGGAAATCACCATGACTGCTGCTTGCCTCAATGTCATAACTACATATTTTATAAGGAACCGTCGTTTCCTTTTCTGGAAGCGGCACCACGTATTTCAAAGGACATATGTATTCATATTTACAAGTGGTAGATTTGGTGCCTACTTTCACTACATTGGAAGTATTCACCGAAATCCAGCCAGATGGACTAATATTATTAATATGAAAGTATCTAAGCAAAGGGGGTATATTACTTTCATATAATTCCAATTCGGTTTTCAGTATCTCCATTCTCTTTCGTACGCGCCTATTTCCATATTTGCTATCGCTTCCCTCTTCGCATTTTTCATATGTATACCAAAGATTTTTGTATTTATTCATGGCAGCCACATTTTTGAATGAAATTCTAACGAATTTATGTTTTTTTCCACCAGAGAATCCATACAGTTTATGATGATCTACTAATTTATACGACAATATAGATTCCTTATAATAATTATCCATGTTTTCCTTGAGTTTATTAATCATTATATTTACTTTAGATTGAGTCCAATTGTCACCAACCCGTACATAAAAGAATGGACGAAAATCATTTACATAAATACAGCATGTATCTCCTTTTTCGTTAATACCAAACATCTGTATTACAAACATTTTATCATCCTCTCTTGATTTCTGAAATCCTCCATTATCAGAATCAGAATCAGTATCTTCATTTTTAGATACTTCATCATATATGTGAAAATCAATCAAACGAAACGATCTTACAATGCTTGGTTTGGTAGTTCTTTTTGAAAGACTCATGTTACTTGAATAGTTAATTTAATAAATTTTAGATTATTTATAAGATAAATATAGTATATCATATAAATCAATTTTTATAACGGGTATTGCAATGGAAACTGTATAATTATATGAACAAAATGACCAGCATATGCTTTGTTACTAATAACAAAGCCCGTTCGGCAACTTCATATATGTACAATATTTACATTCTTTTTTATGCGTCTCCTTTAGCCCAATCAATCAGTTTATCAGCAGAACGTTCTCCAGTGTATCTGTTAAACGTACCTCCTACAATTTTTCCCATTGTAGGATAGCCATCCGCGTATATTTTATTACCATCAGTGATATATTGTCTATTTATGTCGTCTAATTTATACATTTGATTGCTTTCTACTTTTTGGATTTGTTCTCGCAAATATATGTTGTCTTTGACCAGGTTTTCTGTCATATTGTCCCAATGAGGTTCTAATTGTTTGCAGTGACCACACCACTCTGCATATATTAATACCAATACTGGTTTATCTGTATTATTATCAATCGCTTTCATTACATTTACTTCGGGCTTTGATAGTTCATTGACTTCGGCATCGTTTTTTTTTAGATCATCCAAATGTTTCATTAATTGATCGTGTAAATTGACCATGGAGATAGTTTGGCGTTTGGATTTTCTAGCAGTGTTTCGTTTAGAACGTTTATTTTTCTTATCTTTTTTACTTATTTTACGCCCCTTTTTTACTGTAGTGTTTGATGATTTGTTCTTTTTTTTGCTAATTTTATTTACCTTCTTTGACGTTTTTGATGGCATATAGTGTATAATGATACAAAAATATACACTAAATAAAATCCATATACTATATATAGATCAATTAAGATGAAATCTACCAATATTATGTTTATTTTATTTTTATTGATTACCTTTGTAATAGGTCTTTATGCGACTGTATTTTATAAAACATCTTGTGGTTGTAAAAAAGAGGGTATGTATAGTTGCAAAAAAGAAGGGGGGTGTGGTTGCAAAAAAGAAGGGATGACAAGTGATAACGAGGACTCGTCTTGCCCTACCATGTTAGTAAAAAGAGGCAATATATTAATGTTGTATAATTCAAACAAACCAATTGATTCAAACAATCCGATTCCCTTCTTTAATTTAGATGAATATATCAATTATTTAGAAATACAGAAGCAAAAGGGAACTGACTGCCCTGTATTATTTTTGCAGGAGGAAACAAATGCACAAGGCGAAAATGTATATCGCATGCGCCCCAGTCCATTTGATTTGCAGGGCGGATTGCCTTCTACTCCGAATGTAACAGAAGATGATATGCAGAATATGAAAAAAGCAATGGCTGTTTTGGATGGATCCAGAGATAATTTACCTTACAATAAAAATCAATATGCGGGATTTGACCCTCAAGGACAACATGTAGGAGAATATACGACCTTGGATGCTATTCACGATAGCACCGGAGTGAAACAAATAAGTGATAATCCAATGGACGGTAATTGGGCAGGAACCACCTATACACAACAAATGGTGGATTCTGGCAAATATGTTGAAAATGAAATCACAAAACCAACATTATTCAACCCAAAAGTAGCATTTTTCCCTGATATCCCGTCAAATATGCCTGGACCTAAAGATATTATCTAATCCATTTTACAAAGTTTTGTAAAATAGATTACTCGTTCTTTTTCAACAAAAAGGTTTTTATGTTATCTATAGATGTTTTGTTAATCTTTCTTTGTTTCCCATTCTTCTCGTATGATAAGTTGTTTATGACATCTGGGCTGTTGTTTAATTCTTCTATAAAGTGCGGAAAATCTCTAAATTGTGACATGACAGCCATAGCGGTGGTTGAACTAATGCCTGGGATCTGACATAGTATAATCTCACCAATGTTCTCGGGTGTGATATTATCTTTTTTTGTCTTTTTCACAACTGTGCAATAGTTTGAAGATGTCGGTTCGGTCAATTCGTTTGTAAGTTCGGTTTCGTCATTGACGTTGGCTGATTTTGCGAACACCCTCTGAAATGGCTGTGATAAATAATAGGGAAGTTTTCCTTTTATGAATTCCTTATCTATTTTATCAGCCATATGCAATATCCATTCTGCAGTTTCGCGCACGGAAGAGGTTCTATGCACACTGAACCCTTTAAAATAATTAAGCGATGTCATTGAGGAATATAATATTTTTTTTTCTATTGGTGTTCTTAATTGTGACAATACTCCTTCCAGCAAATATACGATGGAGTGTGGCGGGAATCCGCTGGAATTAAGCAGTCGGTANGATTGCTCTTCATAACGCCCGTCTTTTATAGAAGCAACTAAGTCACTAAACGACTTGCGTTCAATTAGCAATACATCTTTGCCATCGTCTGTTCTTATTAGTATATCGCCCACATCCAATACTTCTTTAGAAATCACTGCATAGCTGGGTCTCGGTTCGCTACATTGTATTGAATAACATTGGTCATACAGGTCTCGCTCGCGTTCATCTATAATTACTTTCATTGCCCTCAATAAACAATATAATAGAGCAAACCATTATATCGTTTTTAAACTAATTTAAAAATATGTAGTTGTACCAGGACGAACTCCAATAGGACGTGACTGATTGACATCGTAAGGACTATCCACACCATTGGGTTGTCTTAAGCGGAACAAGTACTGAGCTGTGCCGCGCATAGCAACACTTGTATTTGACTCGCGACCAATAGTGTGAGGGAGTCCAGCTTTCTTGTTTCCACCACCCTGTTTCTGATTTGTAATGCTAGCAATAGATGCTGTTTTCTTTGTTTGACTGTAGACCATTCTGTTATATACTTACTAAATATATTTTTGGCAGGTCAATAAAATTGATTTAAAAATAACATAAATAATACTACATAATTATTACAACTTCTTCATTTTATTTTAGAAATAACATGAATATGGACGAAGATATTAGAATTGAAAAAAACAACCAAGGTATTGACACGTATATATTTGATCCATATAACCCCCTAAATAAGTTGATCACAAAAGAACAGATACAAGGGATCATGACAAAATACAACGTCCCCTTTGATGTACATAATCTAGAATTATACAAACGTGCTTTTATTCATCGTTCCTATATACGCAGACCAGATATTGAAAATAAAGCCAATAATATTGTCATTGCACCTAAACCAGACAATTGCATTGGATTACTTACAAAATCTAATGAAAGATTGGAGTTTATTGGCGATGGCGTATTGGAGTGTATCACTAAATATTATTTGTATCGTCGTTTTCCTAAAGAAAATGAAGGGTTTATGACTGAAAAAAAAATCGCATTGGTTAAAAACGAATCTATTGGACGTATGGCATACGAAATGGGTCTGCATAATTGGGTAGTACTTTCTAAACATGCTGAAAGTAAGCAAATTCGCACAAACTTGAAAAAACTAGGTTGTTTGTTTGAAGCCTTTATCGGTGCTATGTTTTTGGATTTTAACAAAATATCCATTCACGATGAAGACAAATGGTTTGACAATGTATTTGTTTGCGGACCTGGATTTCAAATGGTTCAAATATTTGTAGAAACAGTTTTTGAAAAACACGTTGATTGGATTTCACTTATTCGCAATGACGATAATTTCAAAAATATTCTTCAAGTTAAGATTCAAAAGGAATTCAAGGTGACCCCTGACTACATTGAAGTGGCTGAACATGATACTGATATTGGGTATCATATGGGTGTATATTTATGTCTTGGACAGCACATACACGGACTAAAACACAATGATTCTATTCCCATTTCTCAGTTCAAATCATACACGGCTATTCATCAACATATGTCACAATATGGACGCATCTTCCTATTTATGGGCGAAGGTAAGCATAAAATCAAAAAAAAAGCAGAACAGATTGCTTGTGATGATGCTATTCGCATATTAGAGTCATTTCAAACTACCGATAGTTGAGGTCCTTCTGTGTCAAACAAATAAATCGGTAAATCGTCGCGGATAAATCTACAACTCCCGTCTAATGACCATTCTACCTGTATAGTTCTTATTTCTACACCATTTAACCACGCTTTCTGAACAGCTTTTTTATATGTCATATCTATATTTGATGGTTGAAAACAATTCGCGTCTGATCTTTGTACTACAAAACAAAGAATGGCTCGGGTGCGACTCGTTTTTGCGATTTTTTCCAATTCTTCCACATGTTTTAGCGCACGCGGACTTACCACGTCCGTACTTTTTTTCCTATATCCGTCTGGAAAATATGCAATCTTTTCATTATACTGCATATTTTCTAACTTGTGTAAATAATGTTTTCGTTCTTTCTTGGGTACATCGATGTAATCTGCCAATGGAACGTTTTTTATCTCCATTATGAACGTGCCACCATTTTCATCTATTCCTGTAAAATCAAACCTAGAGGTTAATATTGTTGTTTCGCGGGTATATGACAAAATATTTTGTAATCCACTTATACAATTCGCTTTNAATGCATTTTCTGCTATACTTTCTCCTAATCTTGGATTGATGCCTACTATAGTTGTATATTCTCCCTCTTTTTGAATACTCAGCTCAAGTCTATGGCTAGTTTTCGTTTTACCACCTTCTAATTTTGACAATATTACTGCTGAACCTTTGTCTGCTAAACCACAACAACCTAATGATGGGCTATGTCCTAGTATATCTTCGTTTTCTATTTGTACATCTGCTACATAAGGCGTTTTACAATACGCCGATGGGCGTTTTAATACCGTTCCTTCTACTGGGTTTTTGATTTGATATAGTTTCATGATAAGAGTTCATTGATTGGTGTATGCCGACCAAGAAGCTTTTTTATCAATTTTCTACATCTATAACATTTTTCTTATTTCATGCTTCACATCAAATGGT